AATATAAATATTGATACTGAGCATTTGCTATGAAGTCACCAGTAATGTTGATCCAACAAATTTTAAATGCTGGATTTAAATAATCTAAAGTACCATCACCGGGAGGATAAACTAATGCAGATGATTTTTTTGTACTACCCCAAAATGTACCTTGCATATATTGAGGCTCAACTTGCTTAAAATCTTCTTCAGTATATAACCACTTACCACCTATTTGCTGTATATCATTAGGATCTAAACTACTTAAATTACTTACAGTAGGTTCCACCTCGTGAGTTGTTCTTAACCCAACATTAAAGAAATCATCTGCTTCTGCTGTATGAGCATTTAAATTAGCTAACTTAATGCCTACCATTATTGATAATTTATATGTTTGTGGGTATGATGCCCCAGCATCAATCTCTGGGAACTCATCACAATCAATTTTTAAAGATGTGTTGTTTCACCAAAATGCCACCCAAACGATTCACTCCCTAAACTATTGCCAATTTGACCAAGATATGTATTATATCCAGACCATTTATTACCAAATGCAGTAGTATCTAAATCTGTATCACCAGTGGCTGTAGTATGCCATCTATTTAGCTGTTCACTACTACCACTTCTATTATCAACACCATCGTATTGTATATCACCTACTATGGGTAAATATTGACCCCATATTGAACCATTATCATTAAGATTACTAAGGTTAACATCAACATATATACAATCCTTCGTATTGCCTATTATAGTTTTATATCCAAAATCCTCAGTATCATCTTCGTCATTTGAATAATGAATTACTATATCCTTACCCACTAATGAATTAGGTGTAAAATTCGCACCTTCAGCATAATACAATGCATTTGTAACACCATCTTTTATTTTTTTATAAGATATAGAACCAACAGTATCTTTGAGGCTTGCAGTTATTATTTTTTTGTGTTCTTCTTTATTAGATGAAGACCCTCTATATATATTTATTCCAGTTATTCTTGGATTCCAATTTGCCAAGTCAGTGCCTAAATCAAACCTTATTTCTGCTTGTATAGCACCACCATCGGCTACTTTAAAATCACCACCTACAAAATTGAGATGTGTAGTATTTAAATCTGTTTCAGTTAAAAGGGTTTCTTGTACACCATCATACATCAAGCTATAACTATAATAAAAATGCTCACTATAACTATAAAAGTATCCAATGGATAATGTTTTAGATCCCTTTGAAAATAACTCGGATAGTAATATTTTATTTTCATCCTCTGGTAACGAAGTATCCTTAATACTTTTAACAAATGCATCAATTTTATTTGGTGTCACTAAGTCTCTTGGATGAGCATAATCAAAATGGAAACCACCTAATGCATATGTTCTGTCTGATCCCCAGAATAAAGATCTTTTAATGTATTGGTATATTCTTGGTAGCTCATTATGACCACAAGTAAATCTTACAAATTCACCATTATTATCTATCTCTATTCTATCTGGTGTTGTTTCAAAAGTACCAATAGTAACAGATCCAGCATCAAGTATATCTGAGAATCTTTTAATCTGCCCTACAGAGGAATTGGCAGTAGTATCGTACACAATATAATAATACTTACCATCTGGTGCTAGCCAATGCATTATACTCCCAATATGGGTCTGAGTAAGAGCAACCTCTGTACCTAAGGCTTGTCTTTTTATAAACTTCCCATTTTTATCATTAACTAAATTAACAAGTTCAGTAAATCTAGATCCTACTTCTTCAGAGTCATACTGAGAATTAAAACCCCCTTCTAATGGTATCTCTATCTTCATTTACCCTCTTGTGCTTGTAGGATATTGATTGCCTCTGCGTATGCCTCTTTAGCTCTTGTAGGATCATTGTCAGATCTCCACAATTCTGATTCTGCTATACCTAATAGTATTGGCTTAATTTGTTCTCTAATGGGATATTGTCTATTAACCAATATTCCCTCTACCTCTTGTGTATACCAAAGAGTAATAGATGTAGTCGAAATTGGAGCTACATATATAATTGTATAATCATAAGTAGTAGAATAAGCTCCACATATAGCAACTATTGGTCCATATTTATAATGAGGACTCTTACTAAATAATTCATCCTTACTTACTATTTTACACTCCCTACCATTAGCTTTAGCATTGGCTATTCTTAATGGAGAGTTACCACCAAAGCGATAATATTTATAACCACTATCTGGATCTGAAATAAGATGAGCTGTTATCTTTGTAAGTTTAAATTTACCAAGACTCCTATCATCAACTATTGATAATAAAGTATAGTATGCATTATTAATAGCATCAATCTTCTGGTCCTCTGGGAACCTAGAGTTATCACTATCGTCCTCTACTCTATATTGTAATTCTGTTATTAGTTCTGATAAAAGCATATTTCTCCTAAGAGTAGGTGGGGTATTACCCCCACCCACAATGATTTAACTATTAATACGTAACCTATACGTAACCAGTATTTCCACCAACAATCAAGCCTTGCATTCTAGGAGAAGAACAAACTAACTGCCCCATCCAGAATATTCTAGCTTGTAAGCCATCTTTTGCTTCCATTGGTTTAAAACTCTCAAATGCAAAATTTCTTTTAGAATGAACTTTAAAGTCCAAGTATTTTGTATTTAAGAAGTACATATGACCTTCTGGACAATGACTATCTACAACTATAGTAGCACCTTTGAAACGCAATGTTTGGAAACCAGCGTCTGCTAAAGTAGCATCACCTTCAAACCTTTTATTAGCTTGAAGTGAACTCTCATAAGCATCAAAGATTGGCTGTGTAGTAACAATCATATCTGGCTGATCTGAATCAATAGAACAAGCACCATAACATTGTGTCATCTTAGTAACCATAGACGCAACACCATTTGCTGTATCTGTCATTAACGCAAATGTTTGTGCTGAGTTTTCAGTTGTTACATCAGCACCATCTGCTGTACTACCAGATGCGAATGAGAATATTTTAGCATCCCACCAGTTCTGAGAGTCTGAGTTAATAGTACCCAAGCTACGATCATAACCACAAACGGTATTATCAATATTGCCGGGTGCGTGAAACACAGTACTAGATGCTGGTGTGTCACCTAAATCAGTAACAGCACTATAATCACCATTTGCAACTGTACCAGCTCCATTCAATGAAGTCAATCCTTGATCTACTGCTCCAGCATTGAATAATCCATCACCAAATAGATCTCGTATTGTTTTTTCAGCATTAGACATTCTTGCTTTTAAGATTGATACTACTTGGCTACTTCCACCATTAACATATTTCTCTTCACCAGATAGAATGATTGAGTTATAAGCTGTTGCCCAATTCCATTCTGATTTCTGAGCTATAGTTGTAATAGCTTGACCAGTAGCACCAGTCGTATTATGTTCTATCCAACCACTATTACTAGCGTTGTTTTCTGCGTATTCTACTGGAACAATGATTTTTGCTCCCCCATCTAACTTGTCTGCATTCTTTAAAAGTTTCAAGCATAAAGCGTTGGAGTTGAAAATATTGTCCACCAGAATAGGCATAAATTTATCAGCAGTCAAGGCTGATAGTGTATCATTTAAAGCCATTTAAGCCTCCTATTCAAAGTATTTTGCAATCTCTGGATCGTCAAATGAAACCTCTTTGAAAGACTTATATTTCTTAGGTTTAACCTCTTCAATAGCACCTTTCTGAGCTTTCGTGACAACCTTTCCAGAATTGCGTGATTTATTCTTACCTAACTTTTTATAGTGGCTAAGTTGCTCTTGCATAGCATCATAGGACCATTCTTTAAAAGCTCCATCAAGATCAACAATTCCATTCCTTATAAAGTCATCGCTATTTTTATCAGCGTACTCCAAAAATTTCATTGTATTCTCTCCTCCCAGTAACTCTGGGTGCTTTGATTCTAAATCGTCCATTGTGCTTTCCAGAAAATCCTCACGAGCCTCTTGAACACGACTACCTTCTATTCTCTCTAAGGCATTCAGTCTTATCTCTAAATCCGAAGGAGTCATATCCTCTGGATCATCTTCTAAAACTTGTACCTCATCAAGACCCAATTTATCAGCCTCACTAGGATTCTGATAAAAGTAATCTTTAATGTGTTCTTTGAAGTCCTCGTCTCCTTGAATCTTCTCAGCTAACTTATTCCACTTCGATAGTTTTTGAGCCTTCTCAGTATTAGATTTCTGCCAATTTTCATTGTTGTCAGAATCCTCTTTCCAAGACATTATGGTGTCCATATCATACCGTTCACCATCTATCTCAAAGCTATCATCCTCCTCTGGTTCAATTACTTCATTAGAAGTTTCCTCAGATTCTGGTTTCGCTGTTTCAACTTCAGCATTTTGAGACGCTGTGGTCTCATCTAAAGAGGCTATTTCCTCTTCACTTAACTCTACTTCGTTGTACTTATTTGCCATTTGACGCTCCTTTCGGGTTGGTCATTTAAAAAAATCTTATCCTACGTTCATAACCCTTCTAACAGTAGTTGGACTTCCACCTCTTTCAGTATTTGTTGTATAAAGCGTATTACCATATATAAACTGTGTTTTGCCAGCACTACTAGCTACGGTGTTTGCATTAGCTAGACTAGGACTACTGCTATAATCAGTAGTTCCACTTCTTTTAGACACATCCCTAGCTACTGCTGGAGGATAATGACTTTGAGGTCCAGCAAACTTACCAGCCATCTTAGATATCATTTTACTTTTTGTACTACCTTTTTTCTTCTTCTTTGCCATAAGACATTCCTTTTATCATTTGTTTTTTTGCCATCGATTGTACCTTCTTATCTTGAGACTGGAAGGCACTTCTTATACATTCTTGCGTTACTCCATTGTAACCATTGGACTCACACCAATTTTTCAATGAAACCTTTTTAAGTGGGTTGCTCATCATTCATCCCCATCATTTGACGCATAGCAAGCTGTGCATTCATTATCTCATCCTCATCTGTAGAGGTCTCCATAATCTGTTGCTGTTGTTGCATAGCCTCTTGTTGTTGTTTCTTCTGCTCTAACATCTCTTCCAGAATCTCTTTTGAGATATCCTTCTGTGTCCATCTCCAGAACTTCTCTTGATCTAATAAACCTAACTGAATAAGGTCTAACGCTTGATCAAATCTATTAGCTCTGCTTTCTGGCATTGAGCTTCCCGGTATATACTTAAAGTCTAAATCTTGTGATAGGTCATATGGATTAACTTGCTCAAACTCATAGCCAGTCTCTGTTATACGTCTTACATTAATTGGCTGTTCATAATTGTTTACAAGTAAGTTAAGCGTTAGTCTATACATTGATATGATAGCATCTTGACCAACCTCACGTTCCTTTGTTCTTATAATCTGCTGTGATGCCTCTTGTAGCTGTTGAATAGCTCTTGAGGCTGTAACACCACTTGGGTTCCTTCCTTGAGTTATATCGTGTACACCACTTACAATATCAGTCATTTTCATCATACTCTCAGCAAGTGGTAGTGATGACGCTGATATATTACCAGCCGGTAACCTTGTTACTGACTCGTGTGGTCCACCAGTATAATACACTTGACCCGGTTTATCTGTAGGTCTATTACCAGCAGTCTTTGCCATTGACTTACTCATTACAACAGCCGGATTACCGTGATATATTAGGTTATCCATAGCTTGTGATAATGATATCGATGTACCTACTGCTAATGACTCTATAATTTCTGGCTCTCCTTTACCCCAAATTGTATGAGCATCTTGATAGTTCTGGAAACATACTAAAGGTATAAAATCATATGGTGCCTCTGTTTTCTGTAGTAATGTCTTACCACTCCAAGTAGCAAGCATCAAACGATCATTCTCCCAGTACCAAGCCTCTTTAACTAATGCTTGCCCACCACCATAATCACTATCCATTTTATTCTCTTGAGGACCTTTAGATTCTTGTTCTGTAATATTTAGTTTATCTGTACCATATTTATCTTCACCTCTAACAAATGACTTATACTCATTTAATGCACCCTCTGCTGGTACCTTCTTACCATACTGATCTTTAATGTCTGATACATACTGTGGAGTAGCAAATATAACACACTTAGCATCCTCAAGCGAGGTAGCAAGAGGATCAATGAATACTGTGTAAGGATCTGGTACGCTGTAGTTAATCACACCTTCATCTATAGCAACCTTGAGAAAGCCATTCCCATATAGAAGTCCATCTCGTTTCATATTAGCTACTGCTCTGTCTGCCTTTGCGTTTGACATCTCATTCTCTATTGCCTCTTGAGCTATTCTAGCTGAGTCTACTTGATCCTCTCGCTTTGGCATTACATCAACCTTTGGATTACGGTCTGTTAATATAGAGTATATTGTTTCTAGTATTGAGTGTATAAAGTTAGGCTCAATGCGTGACTTGTACTTTGGTAAGTTGAATGGCTTTAATATCTGACCACTATACAACTCCTCATTACGTCTCCATCGAGTTACCTTATGCTTCTTTGCATCTTTAGCAGAATCAAACTTATTATTCAGCTTAACTATATCAATTAAGTCATCACCTACTGGAAGATCTACATCTGGGTAATTAGCCATCTACTCTCCTCCCGGAGGTGATGGTGATGATATATCTCTACTCTGATCACCGTACTCTTTTATCTTTCTCTTCTTTAGCTTCTTCAAAGCCTTCTTGTATGCTGATATCCCCTTAGCACTATAATTATATTTTTTACCATTTAACTTTGGCATTATTTTCTCCAATCATATGACCAGTTATCTGTCTCTGGACTCATCAATCTATCAATCGCTAATTGATCTCTTGACTTACGAGGCTTAGGCTTAGTTGGTGCAGTAACGTGTGTCAATGCATACCTTACTGCGTCTAATGCGTGATCCTCTAAAGTAGTATCCAGATCCTCTGGTCGTTTCTCATCAAAAATCATATCTGGTATTGTCCTCTCTAAGTTAGGACATTGACCATCTATTATAAAAAAACTAGGGATTACTCCCTTCTTAAAATGCATCATCTGTGCCATATTCCTCCAACCATTCACTCTACTGTTGTTAGCTGGTGATAGGTTTGGTACTCCACTTGCAATCAATGCATTTGCAATACTTCTCTCACTATACATCTCAGTCTCTGGCTTATTCCAACTCATTGGGTTTCTAGTCCACATTGATGGATCACCTAATGACTGATATATATCTTCATTCATACTCACTCTTGCGATCATCTCACCCCACTCTGAAGGGTGTTTCTCTCTGCCATACATCTCACGATAACAGAACACTCTATTGTTTGTTGCTACCTCAACCCATATTGCACAGAATGGAGCTGAAAAACCCCAGTCAATACCAATATACTTACGGTTATAATCCTTACCGTATCCGAGCTTCTTGGCGTTATCCTTACTTATGACGTGCAGTCTGGGATTCCAGTCTGTAAAGTACTGACCAGCAAATACATCCCAGTCACCATCCTTCCAAGCTGATCTCATTGGCTCTGGAAGAGAGTCTAAGAACCTAACATAGTCTGGATCCTTTGCTACTAGCGTTGGATTATCCTCTACTGTAGCTGGTATGAATACTCTATACCTTTCACTTATTGGATCTTGGAATGCTTTATTGTCCTTATTCCTACCTATCAACCATCTCTTCTTTATCCATTGATGTCCAGCACCTCCCGGATTGGCTGTGCAGAATATCTGAGGTCTAACATCGCAAGTTGACCTTACTGAAGATATTAATTTCAAATAGCTTTGTTCGTCTGGGATCTGACCCAGCTCCTCAATTAAAAGTCTGTGAATCTCCCACCCTTGAAACTGTGTATACGCATTGGCATCCCTTAAATGACCGGTAAAGATCTTTGCTCCCGATGGGAACTTAAATACTGCTGGCTTTCCAGATACCGTTGCGTTAGGGAACAACTCTGATGCCCTATCAATCCAGTTACGCAAGTCAGTATGGTTCCTACGAATACATAACCCAGTAAAATTAGGATTGTCAACAGCTTTAAGCATCCAGACAATACCGGCATCAGTCTTACCACCACCTCTTGCACCACCGTATAATATCTCAAAAGCTGTCTCATCAATAGATAAGGCAAGCGTCTGAGGACCTTGATGTGGTTGCCATTTAATAGGTCTTTCATTCGTCATCTGACTCCACTGGTATCTGTGGTGGCATTATAATCACTCCAGAGTCTTCAGAACTCATCCTTAACTCTGATGACTTTAATGCTGGCACCAAGCGTTCAATTACTAGCTTTGCACATTGTAAGGCATCTGAATGTTGTTTATCCTCACCTAATGTACTAGCTATCTCAAAAATCTGTTGTAGTACCTTCTCTCCAGTAGGGTTCTCTCTAAACTTTTCAGCTACAGATTTACCCTTTGGTGGTCTACCTTTAGGGTTACCAGATTGACCTTTTAACCAGTATCCCTTCTTATCTCTCTCCACACCATTGTTACTATCGTGTTTCCCTTGAACATACTCGACTGAATCCTCATCACGTGTTATAGTACTTGATGTAGTGTACTCGTCTGTATTTATTTTGCCCATATTACCCTCTATTTTTTCCAACCAGTAGTTTTTTTCTTCTTCATACCTAGACGTTCTCGTTTAACATTTAATTCAGCTTGGAATGCATCTTCTTTCTTACCACGTGCAACATCTCTTACAATATCCCTAATATCAGCTTGTGGCATACGCTTTTTTTGTTTTTTTAACCATTTATATTCTTTAGAACCCTTACCTTTTTCTGTTGAAACTTTTTCCATTTTTGGTTTCAAATATGTTGCTTCACGATGCTTTTTCTCTCTTTTGGGATATAAAGATGCCTTCACATCTTTAATTGCTCCACTATACCCAACTCTAGCTTGCCCTTCTTTTTCAGTTAACCTAGCAAAGTTTT